TAGGCGTACAGGCTAAAAACCCCTGCCCCCCAGCCTCAGCGTTGCTTTCATTTAACTGCAAGTAAGGATCATCCAGAGTGTATTGATTATTTGTAATAATACCTCTCATGTTATCAAGAGTAATCCAACCATAACCAGACGTAGAGGTGTTTTTGATTAAGACAAATTGCGGTTCAAAACCTAAGTCAACATCTACTGCTAAATTAGACCCAGTATAACTCCCACACTTGATAATATCCTGATCCCCTGTAGGGCCGAACTCACCATCACCGTCATTGTGGGCGAATAGATAGGCAACGTATTCTACACCATTTTGATTAATTGAACCACTTGCCCCAATAGTAAATGTTGTACTACTTACACCTGCAAATATTTGTGAACTAGTTGATGCAGCACTTGTTGTATTAAGGCTCAGATAGCCATTAGTACTAAGTGATCTGTGCCAAGTTCTGCGTGGCCCACCTGCGAGTTCAAAAGTCACAATCATACCAGGCGTTGAGCCTAAGTTATGATTAATGACATGTGGATTTGCTCCATTACCAGTGTAAGTTACAATATCAAAGAACTTGGGGGCTTTGCGAAAAGAATAGGAAAGAAACTTTCCACCCGAGTTGTTGACATCCGTATTATGAGAGGAACCCAGAGTAAAACCACTACTGGTAAAATCTGTCAAATCTTTGTCTGCGGTTGTATTTTCTGCGTTTTGATTGTTTGATGATACGTAGCTATCTGGGCCTCTTTCAGTATCCCACCAGCCAAAGCCATTGCCGTCATCTCTACGCTTTATGATTACCAAGCCACCTTGCCCGTGGTCCGACAGATATTCAGTGCCACTATCAACAATGGTTGGAGAGCCATATGCCGTGAAATCGCCGCCTGTTCCTATGTTTTCACCGACAGAATAACCGTCCGTCATTGGTAAATAGATTACTGGATTTAGTGCTGATAAAGTGCTGGGGGATGTTGAGCCGCCATTAGCATCAATAAATAGACGACGATTTGATGCAACTGTTAGATCACGGTAAGTATAATCCATGTAAAAATGCGCCAACTTACCATCATGTAAAGTACCGCCAGTGAAACTTCCTGCAATACTGTGTTGAGGCGAACCATTTGAAAATACTATCGTGTCATTTGTGTAAGTTGTGTTGCTAGGTGTTCCGACAACATCATTAACAGCGTAATGCCTCTTGGAACTGTCGGAAAGGTCAAATGACATTAACACATGTAACCACTGATCTTTCTTCCGAACGGCTGTCGTAATGGTTTGGTTTAAAATTAACGTTCCAGAAGAATTTCTTCCCCTGATACTTAGGTATCCATTTGAAGATAAAAAATAGACCTGAAAACTGTAATAAGTTGATCCATCAAAAATATAATAAATCGCCCTTGATGTTCCCGCTTGTCCTATATTGTCATATACCCAAAAACTAAGCGTAAACGTTTTACTTCCTTGCGTATTTGAAAGGTCAGTTGTTCTTAAAAGATAATCTGAATTGCCGTCAAACTCTGTGCTAGTCCCGCCACCAACGCCATCAGCTAAAGCAATACCATTGTTAATAACTCTTGGGTTTGCGGAGTCACCCGTATATAAATAAGTGCTGAACACATCCTCTACGTTCAGGGCTTCACCAGCACCAGCCGCACCTGCTGCACCTTGGGCTAATTTTTTCCAATTTGCCATTAGTTACCTCTTATGCGGCTGCGTCAATCGCAAGCATTCCATACCAAGTTGTACCACCGTCCCGTGTCCAGAACACAAGTAGATCAGTTTCACCAGAAGCTGGTGCATCAGGCGCAGTACCGCCAGCCCAGTCTACAGATGAAGGCCATGTGACTGTGCCGCCGTTGCCTGTTAGCTGTAGGACAAAGCCTGTAGAATAGCCAGAAACAGGCGCAGAAAATGTAAATGTAGTGTTGCCTGTCATTGTAAGGCCAAAAGCACCGCCGTTGTTTGTATTACATGTTACGGATGTTCCTGACAGAGAATCATAATCTTCCCTCAGTGCTGCTTCTATAAATACACCATTACCATTAACGAAAAACTCTCTCGTGTTTCCACAATATAGATCAATAGTGTTAGTGCCAAACCCAAGCCAAGTATCGGTATCACCATCGTGGTACAGCTTGTCACGCAGATAGATGTCCTCAACATTCGTTAAGTTTTGCCCGTTCATATTTAAGGATTTAACTGAGGAAACCTGATTTGTGTTTATGTGTAATATTTCTTGGTTGTTTGCCCACAACTCAAGTTCACCATCACCGTCTTGGCGAATACCAGTATCACTATCACCGATAGCAATAGCTTTACCATTATCAAACGTGCTTCCAGCAGTGGCGTTTCCAACTCCCAGACTATAAACAATGGTATATTTACCATTCATAGTATCGTTAGCATCACTACGGACAAAGCTGCTTGCCTGTAGTCCATCAACGGTGTCAGCATCTAGGCCAGAGCCAGAGCCATCTACTGTTTTAACTGCTGTCAGTATCTCACTTGCAGTTTGGTCAGCAGTAGCATTAGTCTCACCTGTGTAACCTAAGTCACCTAATGTAAGGGTACGTGTCCCCATACTGGTGATAACGCCATCAGTAACAAAGATGTTGTCTATAATAGTCGAACCAGATGTGTTTATGTCAGTATCTGTACCTATAATTGTATTATAAGTACCTGATGCTTGCTTACCATCAAGAGCCGACTGCAATCCATCTATGTTTGATATAACGTGGTTGTGGCTATCATCTGCAACTGTGACGGTCAGCGTGGCATTGCCAAGGTTGGTAAACGTAGCTGAACCTGATGCATCACCTGAAAGTGTTAGTGTAGGATCAGATGTAGCAGTAGTGCTAATGCTGATATTACCAGAGCCATCAAAGTTAGCATTACCTGTTACAGCACCTGTTACAGCAATATTACGTGCAGTTGCTAGTGTACTTGCTGTACTTGCCGCAATGCCTAGTGCATCAATGTCAGCTTTTGTTTGATCAGCAGTAGCACCACTTTCGATACCATCCAGCTTAGAACCATCAGCAGATACATCACGACCATCAAAAGTCTGACCTGCTGGGAAAGTGATTGTACCACTAAAGGTAGGACTTGCTGTAGGTGCTTTAGCATCTAGGGCAGTCTGTAGGCCATCGACGTTAGAAATAACGTGTGCGTGACTATCGTCAGCGACAGTGGTTGTGATAGATACGTTGCCTGAACCATCCACACCTGTGGCTGTACCTGAGACATCCCCCGACAGAGTAACTGTACGGGCTGTTTCCCAAGCAGTCGCTGTAGCAGCATTACCTGTAGTATCTTGGTTACCAGTTGTATTAACACCAGCTAAGTTGATGTTAGCTGTACCGTCAAAAGATACCCCACCGATTGTACGTGCTGTCTCTAAGGCTGTAGCTGTAGCTGCATTGCCTGTAGTATCTGCTGAAATGGTAGAGTTTACATTGAATGTAGTACCACTCAAGGTTAAGTCTGTACCAGCAGAATATACGGCTGTAGACTGAATCTGAGTAAAGGTTATGCCTGTGGTACCAAAGGTAATACTACCCTCAGTGTTCATAACGTATAGTTCACCAGCACCTACGTTACCTTCTTGTACAAAGAAAGCATCACCTTGGCCTAGTGCATCAGGATCAGAGGCACCGTAGCTATCTGCGTCAGTGGCACGGGTAAGAACCCAGTTAGTGCTTGCAGAACCTACGTTGGTAACTGTGTAGATACCATTCTCATAAGCATTGGTTTGTTCATAAACAAGAACACGGTCGTTAAGGACCATAGTGACCCCATCAATGACCAATGCAGCCTGACTACCTGAGTTAGTAAGGGTTGCACCTACACCTGCTGTACCATTGTCGTATGTAGCTGTAAGGTTGCCCTCTTGCTCGACACGTACTGGATCGTGGTAGTGAATACCAGCGGCAGCAATCGTATCGACATACTCTTTCGTAGCGGCTCCTAATGCCGTAGTGGGATCAGCATTCAGGATCAAGTTGCCAGTCATAGTACCACCAGACTTGTCTAGCTTTGCGTCTAGATCAGCCTGTAGTCCATCGACATTGGCAATAACGTGATTATGACTGTCATCAGCAACGGTAACAGTCAAGGTCGCATCTTCTAAGTCTGTAAGCGTAACAGACCCGCTGGCATCACCAGCGAGTGTAATGGTCGGGCTAAAGTCTTGTGCTGCTGGGCCGATGAAGACGACTGCATTACCTGACAGATTAAGGGCAGCGTCAGAGTTGCTGCTTTCTGTAACTGTACGTGTAAGGGTGGTGCCAGAAGCAGTATACGTACCTGTACCTACTTCCCAGTTAGCACCATCCTCAATAACGTAACGGACTACATCTCCATCGGGTACACCAGCGTCATCAAAACTTTGGTAGCCATTTTCAGCAGAACCTAATGTAATTGTGCCAGTGCCAGTAGTGCTGGTGGACATTCTGGCTCTGTTGACTAGCTTGACCATTTCTTATTTCCTCTTAAGCGATCTGTAGTACGCCGTTAGCTGCTGAGAAGTCGATTGTTAGTGAGTCACCATCGTTTAGTGTCAATGATGAACCGTAGTCGTAGTATCCGATCAGTGGGTCGGCTGGTGTTGCTACTGTGTCGTTATAGATGTACACGTAACGGAAAGGACCAGTTGAACCACCAGATGATGTCAATGTGATGTCTGATAGAACTAGCTTATATGTTCCTGATGTCTGTGTAGACGAAGTAGTAGTAACATTACGAGAACTTAGGTTAGTGTAAGCAACTTCTGTTACGTTACCTAAGATGCCGTTGCCATCTGCTGATGGATCAGAAGATTCTGATGAAGGTGCTGTATTTGATAGAGCAACAACAACTTGATCTGATTCCAAGTCCATGTTGTGTACAGCGTTGACTACGAAGTCATTTACCTTATTGAAGGTAGCCATGATATTTTTCCTTTATTTTCAATGGGTTATTAACCATCTACATTGTTTTGGTCAGTATCGCCCTCTTGATCAGGGTCGTACCGAAGTTCAGCGATGTCCATCAAGTCCTGAATTACTTCTGGATGCGACGACACATCAATATTTGCACCATTTAGGTTACGTAGGAACGCTGCAATTTCACGCAGGTCATGTGGTGCTACATCCCCTGCAACAATAGTTGGCATGAGATCATAGTTCAGACCGTTCAACTCCCATAGGCGTTCGACCAACTGTTTGTTGAGAACGTCAACTATGGCTTGGATATAACTCTCAAGCGCACGAAGGAACAGGTCTGTCTTAGACTTGGACAGGGCGTATGAACCAGTGTTGCCACCACCAAGCATAAGAAACTCTGAAAGTACAGAACGAGCAATGTCGTGCTGGTACCGTTTTACAATCGGGTCTATGTCTATATTACGTTTACCATTAGATGCCATCAACTCTACATCCACTAGTCGAGTGGTGGTAGGACTTCCGTTACTATCGGGGTAGGTATCTGAGGGCAAGACGATGTAGCCTTGCTCATTGAACTTAACATCTCTAAGGATTTGTTGAAGGTTGGTGAGGAATCCAGACTGAGCAGCAGTAGCATCAGGACTAAGATACTCAGAAGGGATACGAGCCACAGGAATACCAGCCAACTCACGCTCCACAGCAATAGCTTCAATACTCTGTAGATTGTTAAGATACTCATACGAGGTATACGCATTACGTAGGATCGACCTTCCAGATGGGTCATTGTTAATCGCCGTAGTCTTATAATACAAACTCTTACGACTAGGAATATAGTTAGTATTGTTGAACCCTGACCCTTCCTGATGAATGCCTAAGACATCACCAGTCTTTTCGTCTACGTCAAACTTAGAGATAGTCCAAGGCGCACGTGAAGCAATCTTACGCACACCCATACGACCATCAGAATACTTAGAGTTAGTCTTTTGACCACTACGTCTTTTGTAGACGACCTCAAACCAAGCAAAGCCAAATGTAAGGGACGACAAAGCCTCAGATACGTGATCATCTAGGGTGTGATCCATATCCTTAAAGATACTCTCCACAAAGTCTGCTTCACGTTTAGCAGCAGGGGTATCATTGGCTGGCATAACCTTAATGTCTACGTCACGTAAGACTTGTTCAGTAGCGTACATGACTGCACCAATGGTGCTATCGTTGTCACGCATTTCACGATACTTACGTATGGCACGTTTGCCACGTAATTCAGGTAGAAACTCATCTGCACGGATTTGACCGTTATGTGTGTTGTCACCTGCGATACCCAGTACTTGGGCCGCCTCCGTTGCTGATAGTTTCTTTACCATCTTACCTTAAACCTTTGGCATTGGAATACGCTAGTTTTAGTTGTGGTTTTGCGTATCCATTTAGTGAGAGGTCCGTTAAAGCCCATACCATAGCATCAAGACGGTCTGGTGAGCCTATGGACCCTAGAGGTTCCCACTGTACCATCTGATCTTCTAAGTCGTTAAGTCCCTTGACATGCCTTACTTTGCCTTGTTCGTATAGTGCAGACACAGGTTCAGCCCGTGCCATCTTACCACGACTAGCATGTACTAGCTTAATCGGGACGTTTTCATCTTCTGTTTGCAGAGTATGACGGACCATATCACCACCTTGGTTACGTTCAGCGACAATCCTGTCAGCCATGTGTTCGTGATATAGTTCTATAGCCTTTGCAGCCCATTCCTTTGGACTGTAGTGATCAGTGTGATCTTCTAGGACGTATGCTGTACCCTCTTGATCTATACCCGCAACAACCATACCAGTCATATCACTGTCGGTTTTATTGGTTACGGCAGGGTCTACAGACACGACAATACGAGACAGAGGTGGTACCTCGTCCCGATCTACTTCACACTTGAAGAGCAACTCACGGTTCCATAAGGCACCAGAGGCTTCATCTAATATTTCTGCATATAATTCTTGCCTACCAAGTCTTGTACCTTCGTAGGTCTTTTTGACCGCATCTAAGAACGTATCTGCTAGGTTTGCTGCGTTATCGAACGTAGAACCCTTAGAAATAGACGTTTTGGGGTCAGATATAATGTTACGTAGTAATTTTGTAGTTTTTGGTGTAGTTGTAATAAAAACTTGCGGTTTGCGACCCAATCTGAGTCCAAACATCATCATATCCCAAGTTTCTTGTGCATTTCGCCAAGCACACAACTCATCTGTCCATGCTGAGTAAGCCTGTGGACCACGAAGACGCTCTGGGTCCTCTGCTGAGAAGAATACGGCTTTACTTCCGTTTTCCCATGTCAGAGTATTGTTAGTAGGGGACCAGATAGGAAACCCAATGTGTTTTCCTCTGTAGGTCTTATCACCTTTCCAACAAACATTAAGTAATCCACTGTCACCCTCAACCATAACACGGCGAACGTCACCTTTAGTAGGAGCGACACAATGTACGATCTTGTCACCTTTTTTGATCCTGTGTCTTACCCACTCAGCACCAGCACGGGTTTTACCCCAGCCACGACCAGCTAATGCTAACCATGCATTCCAGTCTCCTGTAGGCTCTAGTTGCTCAGGTCTAGCCCAGAACTCCCAGTTATACCGTAGTTCTTCGGCTTGTGCTGGCCCCAGTTGTTTGAGTATGTCTGCAACTTCGTCGTCGGGTAACTGACGAAGATCATTAGCTGTTATCGGGAGTGCCATCTGTCTTTTTGCCTAAGAGTGTCATCAAGGAGTCGATTGCTCCTGTGTCCTCATCGGCATCAGCAGGGCCTTCTACCTCAATGTTTGTTTGCGTTGGTGACCAACCGCCTTTACTACGGAGATAAAACTCAGCAGCCTTAAAGTCGCCCTCTAATGCCTGTTGGATCACGACAGAACCAATTTGACCTACAATCTCTGCACGTTCTTGAGCAATGTCTTCACCATACAACTTATAGAATGTAGCTGTACTAGAGGGGGCTAGTTGATACTTCTGGATAGAAGCCATAATGTCCTTTACAGCGACACCATTTCTAATGCCTGTACGGACAGCTTTTGCGATATTTTCGCTATACTTTAGTTTGTCCATTAGACCACGACACCTAAATAAAAATAATGGGAAAGCTGTATAGAGGTACTATAGTAGAACTTTAGTTGTAATCTATATTGGTAATATGTGGGTAGTTTTAACTTACGTATATACTATAGTATAGTACCTCTATATCTATATATAGTAACTTTTTTTTAGCTTTGGTAACCAAAAGTATATAACTTTCTTGTATGTCGTTGTAAACAAAGGAATCTTTTTTGTCGTACAGAGGGTATCATCGAGATTACTAGTGTTGCATAAAAGTCACACTTTGGAATTTTTTGTTTTGCAGATGGGGGTGGTTACGCCGCTGGCCCGATTCTACCGTGGGTAATCTGGAGGGTCCCAAGGTACACCTTAGGGTTGTACGTGGGTACAACTTGGGGGCGAGTAAAAACTTTTGGATACACTCGAAGGGCGAGGGCGCAGGATTTTTCCCCAGTTTGGTCCAAAACTAACATTCTGTTTTACGAATATATTACATATGCAACCCCTTGAATACTAAGCCAAAAAAGACAACCCCGAAGGGTTGCCAGTTGATAGGCCAACACAACCTAAACTTTTATCTGATTGATCCGCCGCCAAGTGGTCCAAGTGATCGCTTGCAGAACACTTGCTTTGATCCCTAGTAGACTGGCGGCCCGACGATAGGCACTAGCCAACTTGTCATATTCAGCTTTATGAATAGATAGGCGTTTATCCTTGAGGGCTAGTCGTTCAGCATACGCAATGTTACGAGCGTGTCCGTCAATGGTCACACTGTCGCCGCCCATGATGTTGTCGTAAAACGCAGTTATCTTGGGTCCGTTCAATACCTTGGTGATACTGTCGGAACGGTTGGCGGTGGCCATAACCTTATAACCCTTGGAACGGTTGGCGGGATAAGCTGAGCAGTTCTCAATATCCGCAACGTCAATACCTTGGGAAAACCCTTGCACCACT